CTAACGGTTCACGGCTTGGCGTAGTACAGGAATTTAATAAAAAAGTTGAATAGATATGAACACTATTGAAATAAAAACAGATTTAAGCGGAGAAAAATTACAAGTGTTGATGTGGGAAATAGAGGCTTTCTGCGAAGGTAAGCAGTTGTCTAAGCCTGTATTACGCCAAGCCGATGTTAGCGGTGAGTTAAATTGCGAACATGATTGGCTTGTTGACATGTATGACCACTTTGGATTCCCAGCAAGTAGGTTTTGTGATAAATGCAATACTCGTGAAGCAATTTAATTACTGCTAACGTTCGGGCATTGCCGAAGGCGGGGATTAATAGCACAAAAGTTAAATAGATGCAGAAAGTTGATATACATACAGAAGTTTCATCGGAGCAAGTCAGCCCCGCTTTTGGCAATGCCATGTTAGGTGCAGTGCCATTATCGGAGGTTCATTTGGAAGATTGCACTAAGGCATTAAAACGCTTTTCTGACAATTTCTTTGATGTGGCAATTGTTGACCCGCCCTACGGAATAGGCAGAAGCGGGCAAACGGAAACCTTTACAAAGAACCCAAAGCATAAACGCAAGCACTTTGCTGATAAAGGATGGGATACTGAAACGCCCGCTGCGGAATATTGGAACGAATTGTTTAGGGTATCTAAAAATCAAATTGTGTGGGGAGCAAACTATTTTACTGAATACTTGCCCGCCTCAATGGGTTGGATATTTTGGGATAAAGGGCAAGATTTATCAATGAGTGATGGCGAACTGGCTTACACTTCGTTTAATCGGGCTTTAAGAAGGGTAAAGATTAATAGAGGGCAATTGATGGTAGAAGGAGGAACGATACACCCAACGCAAAAGCCGATTAAACTTTACGACTGGATTATTCAAAACTATTGTGCGGAGGCAAATTTGATTTTAGATACCCATGTAGGAAGCGGAAGTTCAAGGATAGCAGCAGCAAAGGCTGGTAAACAATTTATAGGATTTGAAATTGACAAAGAATATTATGACAAACAAGAAAAGCGTTTTAATGACTGGAATAGTCAACTGCGAATGTTTTGACGGAGACGTTCACGGCATTGCACCTAACGGTTGCAGGTTTACGCAGTTTAATTTAATAATGATAATATGAAAAATAAAGAAGCAAATTTTGAGTGGAATAAGACAATACAGGAACTCGCTAAATTGCGTAAACCTGTTGTTAGCCAACGAAGTGAACAGTTAGTTGATTTTCTTCGTTGGTTACGAGAAACTGAGTTTAATGTAGATGGTCATAGTATAGAAGATGTGGTAGATGAATACCAAAAATCAACTAATTGTGGCTAACTAATCGCTTTGCGCCATAAAAGTATAAGAATGCAATATTTACGAGACATAAACCTTGATACAATTATAATTGTGTATGCCGGAATTAAGTTTACCGACTTGGTGTTGTCGGACATGGGAATGATAAATTACAAGACTGGCAAAGTTTATAATCGGATACTTAACAGCGGTTGTTATGGCTATTTTATTAATAGAAAATTCAAGTCTGAAAGCAGTTTGCAAAAGTACCCGTTAACAAAAATAATTTACATCAAAGAGAAATTACCGTTTTGAAATGTAAAAGTAATTAGCTATACTTGTAGTGTAATAAAAAGTCTGGTATCACAATAGACTTTAACGAGCTTGTGCCTCGGTGTTGATTGTAGTCGTGATACCCTGCAAGAAACACTTGGGCATTTTTATTTTATTAAATTTATTTATATGATTTACAAATTCGAAGAACCTGGAACTCCAATAGAAATGGAGGTAAAAAAAGACAATGAAACGTATCAATCAGAAACAGTAGAGGTTAAGGTTTCATTTACATCTACTAAAGCATCACAGTCTATTAGGCTATCAAAAACTGATGTATACCATTTAATCGGTGCGCTACATTTGCTTCATAAAGAAATGAAATAGAAATGAATGGGTATGAATTAAGTCGTGCGTTTTTCGATTGGAGTTTCGAGAACCCGAATAAAATTAATCCTAACCATATCGCGCTTTACTTTTTTTGCATTGAGCATTGCAACAGACTTGGGTGGAAGGATAAATTTGGACTACCTACAACAATGGCAAAAGAGGCTATTGGTATAAGGTCATACAATACGTATAAAAAAACACTCGAAGATTTAGTTGAATTTGGGTTTGTTGAAATGATCGAGGTTAGTAAAAATCAATACTCAAGTAATATAATTGCACTATCAAAATTTAATAAAGCACTTAATAAAGCACTTGATAAAGCACTTGATAAAGCATTGATAAAGCACACGACAAAGCAAAGTGAAAGCACGCAACAAAGCATTGATAGTATAGATAAACAATTAACAATTAAACAAGAAACAAATAACAAGGCTATACCCGAAATTGATGTTTTTATGAATTACTTTAAGGAACTATCAGTAGAATTGAAATTGAATTATGATGCTTATAGTTTTACCGTTCAAGCAAAATACGAAAATTGGGTTGAAAACGGATGGAAGGACGGCAATGGTTCAAAAATAAAAAACTGGAAAACCAAACTTAAAAATACAATTCCTTTTTTAAAACCAATTTGGAACAACCAACAACCACAACAACAAGTACCACAACAAATAAACTACAAATCACTTGATATATGAAACCAAAACAAATTGAATTAGGCGTTTTACCACCTCAGAACTTAGAGGCCGAAAAGTACCTTTTAGGGTGTATTTTAGTTGAATCAAGACGTTTACACGACTTTATTGACTATTTGATACCTGAGGCATTTTATAGCCCTATAAACGCTGAAATTTACCGCTCTATACTTAATTTGCAAAAAGTATTAACCCCGATTGATTTACTAACTGTAACAACTGACTTGCGTAAACGTGGCAAATTACAAGATGTAGGAGGTGCATTATTTGTTACATCATTAGCAAACAAAACAGCAAGTACAGCCAACGCCAGCGCATACGCAAAGATTATAAACAGTTGCTACATTAAACGCAAGGCAATCGAATTTGCAGAAGATTTAAAGAAATTAGCCTATCAAGACAGTTCAGACGTTAACGATGTAATCAACCAAGCCCAACGAGGGGTTAATAAGATTAGCGATAACGTTGTGGTAAGCAATACGCAAACAGCAAGTGAGTTGTTTATGGAAGCACTAAAAATTAACGATAAGTTGGTGCAACACACTGGCGAGTTGATTGGCGTAAATACAGGGTTAAACACTTTAAACAGGTTAACTTGTGGTTGGCAAAAGTCGGATTTGATTATATTAGCTGCTCGCCCTGGACAGGGTAAAACATCAATGGTAGTATCATTTGTAGATGCAGCAGCGCAGTCAGGCGTGCCAGTTGGGATATTATCACTTGAGATGAGTAGCCGACAACTTTACGCACGTTTAATTGCGCAAAAGGCAGACATAGCACTTCATAGCGTGTTGCGAAAAGGGATGAATCAATACGAAGTTCAACAAGTAATCTCAAAGCAAAACGAGTTAACCAACGCAAATATGTTGTTTGATGACACCGGAGGAATAACGTTAACTGGTGCAATAAATAAGGCACGTAAGTGGAAGCGTGAAAATGGTTTAGGATTATTGGTTATTGATTATCTTCAATTTATTGTTAACAAGCAATCTGGGTTAAGTCGTGAGCAGGAGGTAAGTGAAATAAGCAGAACTTTAAAGACGTTGGCAAAAGAACTTGACATCCCAATTATAACCGTTGCATCAATGAGTAGAGCAAGCGAGAAGCGTGGTATAAGCGCAAGGCCAATGAACTCAGATTTACGAGAAAGTGGAGGTATCGAAAGCGATGCAGATATGATAATTTTCATCCACCGCCCAAGCGAATACGGAGTAACCGAAATGGAAGATGGCTCAAGTAGCGAAGGTAAGGCTGAGTTAATAGTGAGTAAACACCGTAACGGGCCAACTGGTAAAGTAATAATCGGATTTGACGGTGCGCGAACTAAATTCTTTGATTTGCAACCAACTTATAACGAACCAAATTTTTAACACATGACAATACAAGAAGTAATTTTAGTTAACCCAAAGGTTGGGTTGATCTTAGACAAGGCATCTAATACCGAAAAACCGACAATAGCCGATTACGAGCGGTTTAAAAAAGAGTTATCAAACGAAGTAGGCCATGATTGCAAATACTTTGAACTACAAAACTACAAGGCATACGAGGCCGCAATAGTTGAATTATGCGGGGCTTTAAAAATTTAATCAATTTTGTTTTACAAATTAAAACTAAACACTAAATTTGTAACAATCTAAACCAATATTTTAACCATGAAAGCAACCACACGTAAATGTAAGTACTGCAAAGAACGCTACACGCCAAAGCATAGTTCACTTGAGCCTTGTTGGAAATACGAGTGCCGGATAAAGCATTTACAAGCCAACACAGCGAAGATTAATCGAGTGAATAAGGCTAAGGCAAAGGATAAAATCAAAAGCTATTCACAGCGTTTAGGGGAGGCTAAAAAGGTTTTTCAAAAGTGGGTGAGGGTGCGCGATAAAGATTTACCTTGCATAAGTTGTAATGCTAAGGTGTCGAGTGTATGGGATGGTTCACATTTTAAAAAAGCAGAATTGTACAGAGGTGTAATATTTCACGAAAATAACGTAAATAAATCTTGTGGCAAATGCAACCGATACTTAGGCGGCAACGAGTTAAATTACCGGGTTGGTTTGATAACTAAAATAGGCGAACAAGCAGTAATTGAATTAGAGCAGTTAGCCGAAGCCACACGAACAAAAAAGTACACCAACGAGGAATTAGAAGAAATTAAACTAAAGTACAAGACATGAAAGTAATATTTTTAGATTTCGATGGGGTATTGAACCCAACGCATTACATGAATTGCAAAATTTATGGCACTCATTAACTGGCGAAGAGCTAACATTAAAAGATGCAACCAAAACCACGCACTCCGAACACACGAGATGCAAGCACTTTGACGGAAGTTATAGCGTTGTAGATACTGACAAATTTGGCAACAAAACACACTATGTAAGGGATAGCTTTGCAAAGGCTAACGCAAAGTATAATAAAGTATTAAGCACTAAACATAAGTAACTTATCAACAAAAATAGGAAGTCACAACCAACTAACTGATATTTGAACTGTGGGATTAGAGGTCGCACGACCTTCTTCATTTCATATTGGTTAGTGGGCTTAGGGGTGGCGAAAGTTGCCCCTTTGTTTTTTTTAACTATATTTGAATAAACAAAAAAATCATGAACCAAATCGACTTAGATATTTTAAAGATTTTCGGACTAAGAGCATGGATGCTTATTGCCCGTTTATTTACCACTTTATCGTTGTTTTACGCGCATTATTTAACCCCGAGTTGGGTATTTATTGCCGCAATGTGCATTAGTCTCCCTTTGGTAGGCGTAGCCGCATACCGATGTATTGAAACTTTGAGGTTGTGGGTTGAAATGAAACCACAAATCAACAAGGCAAAAGAAATCGTGCTTAAAGATAAAAACAAACAATACAGAGATAGCTTGTAGGTTATGGGGAAGTCACCAAAAAAGTTAGATGAAGTAAACGATAAGTGCATTTCAATATGTGAAGCACTTTCGCAAAACAATAGAGGGTTGCACCACCATTGTAAAGACTTCGGAATTTCTCCAAAGACTTTTTATGAGTGGATGAAGATGTCCGAAGAAAACGGGAACAAATACGCGCGCGCCCGCGAGGCTCAAGCCGACTATATCTTCGATGAAATCATTGAAATAGCAGACGACAACAGCGGAGATACCACAGTAACCGATAACGGCATCCAAGAGAACAGAGAGTTTACGAGCCGTAGTAGATTAAGGGTTGATGCGAGAAAGTGGATAGCAGCCAAATTAAAGCCGAAGAAATACGGTGATAAGATAGATGTAACATCAGACGGTAACGAGTTGAAACCAGTTGTTATTAGTTTAGGTGTTGGAATTGACCCGAAAACAGATGAAGAAACATAGCGTGAAACAATTTACCAAAATTAAAAACAATGTTTCACCTGTTTATAGTATTTAGATAGGTTAAAACCCCGTGTTTTGATATACTAAATTTTACCAAAATCTTTTGTAAAAGATAAAATGCAGCTATTAAAGAAACAAAATTATGCACAGTTCTACCTAAAGGACAAAGTAACCGAAGAAGTCCTTTATGGTGGAGCTGCGTTGTAGCCCCCCTGCTTAATTGTGGGGGGGGGAATATGCAGGAGGAGGCAAAAGCGCATTTGGTTGTTTATGGTTAATAGCCAATTGCACAACCTATCCCGGCACTCGTTGGCTAATGGGTAGGAGTAAGTTAAAATCGTTAAAAGAAACCACGCTAAACACTTTCTTTGATGTAAGTAGTATGTTGGATATTGGCCATTTGTACACTTACAACGCTCAATCAAATATCATTTACTTTAAGAACGGGAGCGAAATAATATTAAAGGATTTGTTTCTTTACCCATCAGACCCAAACTTTGATAGTTTAGGTTCGTTGGAGATAACTGGAGCGTTTATTGACGAGTGCAATCAAGTAACTTACAAGGCGTGGCAAATAGTTAAGTCACGTATTCGTTACAAGTTAACCGAAAACAAACTTATACCTAAGATGTTAGGCACTTGCAACCCTGCTAAGAATTGGACTTACTCCGAGTTTTACAAGCCAAATAAAACAAACGAGTTACCGAGCTATCGTAAATTTATTCAGGCATTACCGATTGACAACCCACATTTACACGCAAGTTATTTAGAAAGTTTGAGTAGGTTAGACAATGCAAGCCGTGAAAGGTTGCTTCACGGTAATTGGGAATACGATGATGACCCAACGGCATTATGTGATTATGAAAGTATTTTAGCACTATTCACAAACAACCACGTTCAGCCAAATGGTAAGAAGTATATCACAGCAGACATTGCGCGGTTTGGTAGCGACAAGGCAATTGTAATGGTATGGCATGGTGATGTGATAGTTGAAATACACCGATTTGCAACAAGTAGTACTGTTGAAATTCAAAACTGCATCAACTCATTAAGGGTAAAGCATGGTATAGCAGCTTTAAATTGCGTAGCCGATGAAGATGGTGTTGGTGGTGGTGTGGTTGATAACTGCAGAATAAAAGGGTTTACTAATAATGCAAGGCCAAATATTAACCCAAAGACTGGTAAACCTGAAAACTACTTTAATCTTCAATCCCAATGCGCATATAAGTTGGCTGAAAAAATACAAACCAACTCAATTTACTTTGCACCAACTTGTAACTTGTCCGCCAAAGACAAAGAAGAAATAACCGAAGACCTTGAGCAGTTAAAGTCGCATGATGCAGATAATGATGGTAAGTTGCGAATACTACCAAAAGAAATTATCAAACAAAATATTGGACGTTCACCCGATTGGCGTGACGTGTTATTAATGCGACAAGTATTTGACTTTACCATTACAAGTAAGGCGTTCTAAAAATGTACGTTAAAACAAAATTCAAACAATTAAATTAAATTTGTGATATGCTACCAGTTACTTATGTAAATGCAAAAGGAGAAGAAGTAAAAGTAAACATTCCAATTAGTTGGCGTGATATTACTTGGGCTAAATTCGTGGAGATTGAAAGCACCAAGTTTGAAAACGAGTGTGCGAGGATAGCCTTTATTGCAGGTATTGAACTAAATGTTTTGCTAAATAACCCGTTGTTTTATAAAGCTATTATCGAATCGACTTCGTTTATTTATGAAGTTGACATAAACCAATATCAATCTTTTATACCTGCGAAGTTAAAAGAGTTGATAACTGAAAAAGGTTGTGATAATGTAGGTAGTAAAGAGTGGGGCAAAATTGAAACGACAAAGACCGCAATCAAAGGTAGTGGAGAAGAACCATACAAGGCGGCTGCAACTATCATTAAAACATATTTAGACATTGATATTAATGATAAGCCAGTAGTTGAAGTGTTAGGATTGGTCGCTTTTTTTTTTGACCAAGTCGGGGCGTTTTTCGCAAAGTACCAACAGTTAAACGAAGGTGATGTTGATGAAGATGAACAGTTGGCAGGCGTTCACCGATTAAGTGCATTTGGCCCGTTCGCAACAATGGACTATTTGACGAAAGGTGATTTGAGTAAACATGATGAATTTTGGAATATGCCAGCAGATAAAATTTACACCAAGTTGCTATTTGACAAAGTAGCCCGTGATGTAGAAAAGGATTTGAAAAAGATTAAAGAAGCGCAAAGTAATGAGCGGACTAAACGATGAATACTTAATAAGGTTAGGGCAACAGTTAGTTGATGCGATAAAGAACGCAATTAACACAAAAAACCTAACTGGTTACGGCCCAAGTGTTGCAAGTGGTGAGTTGGTTAATTCGATACGTTTTGAGTTCAGCCAAAACGAACTAAAGATATTTGGTAAGCAATATATCGGAGCTTTGCAATACGGACGTAAACCAACATCAGGAAGTGCAACACAGCCGACATTGCGTGAGCGCATACGAGAATGGATTGACATTAAAGGAATACAACCTGATGACATCAGCAAGGATAGTTTAGCGTATTTGATAGCGCGTAAAATACATGAAGAAGGAACTTTGATTTATCAAAAGACTGGTGGCGAAAGTAGTGGTTTGCTTGACGATGTTATCAATGATGATTTGATAAAAGAAATTGAGCGTAACATAATCTTGTATTATACCCAAGAAATTAAAAGCAATATTTTGAAAAACGTACCTAAAGCGATGTTAGCATGATAACAGTAGTAACAGAGCCTGCTAATGAGTGGGTATCGGCATACGAGCCGAACTTATTTGAGTTTAAACATTTTAGTAACGTTGGAACTTTTATATTTTATGCTTTTACAGTTGGTGAAAATTGGAAGATAGACACAGGAAGTTCGGCTATAACAGATTTGTTTAAAGTTGGTAGCACTGTGTTTGTAGCTGGTTTATATCAAGATGTAATCATTGACATAACGGGTAATGTTTTGACAATGGCCGATAAGCGCACATTTTTAACAGGTGCAACATTTAACGCAACAATTGATATTTTACAAGAAGGTGTAGCGCAAGTTTCGATTTACATTGCACGATTAAATGTTGGTGTAACGTGGAGTAAGTTAGCCGACCTATATGTAATATTTCGAAACGGCAAACATTCGGTTGATGTGCAAGGGTATTTGCAGGATTATTTTAGAAATATTAAACCGCCTCCGGTTACCGGGATAGACAATGAGTTGTGGGTTAACTATAAGTTGATGTATGGCAATTTACAATTAGGCGATATACACAGTAGTGCTTACTCAACAATTGAAGGGTTAGGCGCAAGTCAATATGCAACAGTTGGTAAACCTTTAAGGATAGGAGCAGTTGAAACATTCGCAGGTAAGAGTAGTATTTATTCACGCATTAATGCATCAACAATCGAAAACATTTTAGTATCATGATAATTTGCAACGGAGATACAACGCCAATAGTTATAGATTTGCCAGCTGGTCAAACAGACATTGAACTATTGAATAATATACCCGGTCTAAGTATAGATGGCGAAACTGGAGTTATTACAATTGATTGGGATATTTTTGTGCTTGGCACATTCACTATATTAATTGGTTATACGTTAGGCGGTGAAGATTTTGTTTTTACGTTAGAATTAACGGTTGTTGATTGCACCCCTAAACCAATAGTTAAGACATACGATTTATGCATTGGGTCTTCGTATAATTTACAGATATTATTTTCTGACGGCAACACATATAGTGATGTTGCGCTTGGGGAAGAATACATTGGGGTTTCAGTTACTTCAACAGGGCTGCTGACAATTGAAAGCGATGGTATAGGTGAAGAGCCATTTACAATTATAGTAAACTATAATGAAGGCTTGAGTGAAGAAATTACAATAAATCCAATAAGCTGTTTAGTACCCGAAGAACTAACAACAACAGAGTGTGAGCGAGACGGTATAGGCATAAGTTGGGTAAACCAAGAAGGTGGCCGACAATCATTTTACTTCAATCAACCGAAAGAATTTGGTATTGCACAAAGCGGTGGTGAAGAATATAAGAACACTTCACGAGAGAAACGATACTACACACGTGGAGAGGTAGAAGATACGGTAAACATTACGCAACAGTTTATACCGATTGAATTTGTAACATCAATAAATAGTTTAAAAAACTCAATTCAAGCGTGGGCGTTTACCGATATTAACACGAGTAGCACTTACAAGTCGATTATAATTGATGAAGACACGTGGATATTCAAACGCACTAATGACCGTTACTATACCTTATCGTTTAGGTTTAGATATTCAAAGGCTAAAGTAATTCAAAAGCAATGATAGAACTACTTATTAACGGTGAGATAATAACCGGTATAGATGAAATTCGATTAACTAAGGCCGTTAATGACTTGGGCGATTTGCCTTCAAGACAAGGCGAGTTTAGTACAACGATTGACGTGCCTTTGACTAAAAGCAATTGTTTGGCATTGGCTAATGTTGAACAGATAAATAACGTAACAAAACTTTACAATAAGTTAAACACTTACGAACTTTCCGAAAGTGGGGTATTGGTGAGCAACGGAACAGCACGAATATTGAACGTAAAAGATAGCATACAAGTGGTGTTGCTTTCAAACAATAGTGATTGGACTTTAAATTTAGAAAGTAGTTTACAAGACATTAGTTTAGATGATTTAAACATTAATTTTATTGGTTCAGAAATAGAGGCAAATAGGTTAAACACGTCTAATTTTGTATTCCCCAATATGTGGTATGACGTAACAATACCAACAAGCTATACATGGGGTGCAAATGATTTCAGGCCTTCATTTTATGTTGGGGATTTAATGAAGAGAATACTATCGCAAAATGGGTATACAGGGCAAGGGGATTTGTTTAATGATGCATTGTTCAAAAAACTTGTATTGCCATTTACAAACAAGGATTGGAGAAAAAGAAATTTTGGGAAAGAATCATCATGGAGACCACAAATTAAAAATAATATACCTATTGACCCAATAACAAATCAAACATTCTTAGGAGGAGATATTGTATATTTATACGACAATACGTTATATAACTTTTTCAACGGGGAATGGTGTTTGTTTACCGATGGATTATACTTAATTTTTGAGTGGTTCAATAATGCGAATAAAACACTTAATTATGAAATAATATTGAACATTTCGAGTAGCCAACCTGCCCCATTAACTGCATACTTAAAGGCTGGCAGGGTTGATGGATTTGGAAACTTAGTTAGTGTTGTTACGCTATCAAGCCAAACATTTAGCGCGGCAGGTGATTATACTTTTAGTGGTAGTTTTACGAGTACAGAATTATCAACAGACAATCGTGTTTTCTTTATTGAGTTTAGCACCGCATTGGTTGGACAACTAAACTGCAAAGGTGGAGAGATGCACTACGAGGGGGTTGATGCTGAAATTGAACAACCATTATTTCAGTGGACAGACTTTGCACGTGCATTACCTGACGTAAAGCAATCAGACATATTTATTACTGTGATGAATATGTTTAACGAGCTTTCAACTACCAATAACATAACACGTGAAGTTTTATTTTTCAGTTTAGAAAAAATAATTGATAACATACCAAACGCTATTGATTGGAGTGACAAGGTAGATTTAAAAGAAGAGCATGAGGTATCGTTTGATTTCTTCGATAACTACTTTAAAAATAACTTATTCGGGTATAAAATAGATGATAACGACCCATACATAGCAGGAACTAAAACAGGCGAAGGCAGCATATTGTATGATAATGATAACTTAACAAATGAAGGAGAAGTATTTGTTTCAGAGTTAAGCCCATTTGTAAGGGTTATAATGATGGGTAAAGAAATAGCTATGATACCCAAAAACGGTATTGATGGGGAGCTTAACCCCAAAATAGGATACATAGAAATAACAAATAATAACCTTATAACTCAATCACCGTTCCCAGCACCAACACAATCAGCGGAATTGTTTTTTGATGACATATCATTTAAAAAACTTATACCTGCCTACTATTCATCGTTACAGCGAATACTTGCAAACAACACAGTAGTTAAAATGCTGTTCAGATTAACGCGAAACGACTTTGCAAACTTTGATTTTAGCACACCGATATTTATTGACGTAATGACAAACAAAGGACAGGTAAGAGGACATTTTTATGTAAACCAAATTTCACAATATAACGTAGGTGCGCATGATAGTTGCGAAGTAACTTTAATTCAAATAGACTAATGGAAGAGGTATTAATATTTTCGGTAAAGATTGACCAAGAAGAAGCATTGAAACAAAGTGCTGAGTTGTCAAAGTCAATACAAGAGTTGACAGCACAACAAAAAGAGTTGGCTGCATCAGGTGAAAGCGCAAGTGTTGCCTACCAAGAAAACGCTGTACTATTACGTACTTTGAAAAAAGAACAGTCGGACGTAAATCGTCAATTGGATAATAGCGTAAAAGCATTTAAGGCAGCTAACGGTTCTATTGAACAACAGCGAGCAAATTTGTCTGTGCTTACCCAACAATACAATAAGTTAAGCAAAGAGGAACGCGAAAACGAGCAAGTTGGCGGAAAGTTAGCCAAGCAAATAAAGTCGCTATCTGATGAACTAAAGGCAAATGAAAGCGCAATAGGAGATAATCGAAGAAGCGTTGGAGATTATAAAGGAGGCATTTTAGATGCTGCTAAATCACTTAACTTATTTGGTGTTGATGTTGGTGGCTTGGTTGACAAACTAAAAAACTCAAAGGATAGTATCGACACAGCACGTGCAGGATTTAGTGGCTTTAACGGTGTTTTAAAAGCCAGTGTATTAGGTGTTGTGATTACTTTGCTTACAGGTTTGATTGCAGCGTTTACAAAGTTTGAACCGTTGGTTGATAAAGTAAGCGCGGTATTTGCAGGGTTAAACGCCGCAGTTGATGTGTTTGTTGAGAGGCTTACACGTGTAGGTCGTGGATTGGTAGAAATACTAAACGGCAATTTTACTGAAGGGTTAGAAATGGTAAGAGAAAGTTTTGATGGTGTTGGTAAAGCAATGTTAGATACGGCAAAAGCTGCTTATGATTTATCAGAGGCATTGGATGCATTAGACGACCGAAACCGCGCGCAAATAGTTTTAAATGCAGAAGCAAAAAAGAGTGTTGACCAGTTACTATTGCAGGCAAAGAATAGGACGTTGAGCGAGCAAGAAAGATTAAAATTATTAGAACGTGCTGGCAAAATAGAACGTGATAATTTTGAGCAAAACAAAAAGCTACAAGAGGATGCTTTTAATATTGCAATTGAACAAGCACGCTTAAAGACACAACTTTCACGTGAAGAAATTGAAGAACTACTAACCAATACTGATAGGCGTGAAGAACTTGAAAAAAGAATTGGAACACTAAAGAGCGAAGAACTGACCAAGTTGGCCGAGCAAAAGGCGCAAATAATTTTACTTGAAAACGAAACCATAAACGTTGAAGAAAAAATAGCAAATAGGCGTGATGCGTTGATTGAATCAGAAAGTCAAAAAAGAGCAAAGGCAGCAGAAGAACGTGCGAAAGAAATTAAAGCACTTGAAGATGCTTATGATAAGTTGTTTGAAGACTTCGACAAAAAGAATAAAGAGGAAGCCGAAAAAATCCAAAAGGATAGGGAAGATGCTTATAATAAGCAATTATCGGCACTTGAAAACTTTTACAAACAACAAGAGATAACCCGTGTAACCGCATTAAGCAATGAAGCGATAACACAAGAGCAATACGAGGCGCAAGTATTAGTATCAAGACAACAACAAGCGCAAGCATTAGCAGAATTAAATAAACAGTTTTACAAAGACAGCACCGATGCAGAGTTGCAATTTGCACAAGCAACATTAGCTATTCAAGAAAAAAAATCTGAGGACGTAAAAAAAGCAAATGAGGCAGAGGCAAAAAGTTACTTAGCATTAGCCCAAACAGCACAAAGTGGATTGAGTGCATTAGCTGGAACATTTGAAGAAGGCAGCGCATTACAAAAAGCTGCAGCATTAACTAATGTGGGTATTAATTTAGGTACGGCATTAGGTAATATAGTAGCATCAACGACAGCCCCAAGCCCTGATAACATTGCGACTGGTGGTATAGCAGGTATTGCAAAATACGGTGCGTTGTTAGTGCAAGTATTATCTGCAATGGCGCAAGCTCGTAGTATCGTAGAAGGTGCGGCCGCTGGTGGTGGCACGTTCTATACTAAAGGCCCAACAATGTTACTCGTAGGTGATAACAACGGAGGCCGCGAAAAAGTAACCGTTGAACCAATAGCAAGCAGGGGTAAGACAGTAGTTAACCGCAATAGTAACTTAGTTAAAATGGCAGGCGGTGGAACACTGGTTAGTGATGGAGGTGCTTCGATTAGCGAAGTAACAAGTAGAGTAAACAACCAACTTAACTTAAAAGAGTTGATAGCAAATTTACCAGCACCAATTGTTAAGGTAACAGATATTGACAGGGTTAATAGTAATCGCGCTAAAACAGCAAAGGTTAGTCAGTTGCGTTAATGTATTGTTTAACCATTCGTATAAGTTCAGTATTCATTTTGGTGTCTTTAACACGGCACTTTTCTTTGAACTTACGATGAAGTGATGCGCTACACTCACATTTAATTACTTTGATTTCAGTTGTGTTGTTACTCATTAGAATGTACGTTTAAATGTTTAACAAATGTAGTAAAATTAAATTTGAAAGCAACAAGTAGTTATGATAGCAAAAATAACAATTGAAGGCCACATTGGCGATCCAACACGAGATTTGATTTCGGGCATTGAAGACATGGCAAGCCCATTCTTTACTGCTACTGATATGGCTGTTTTTTTATCTGCTAATCAAAACGCATTAGGCTATGAAGTCACAATTAAAAGCGGTGGTGGTTATGTTGATGAAGGCTTTGAGATTTACGACATGTTGCGTAATACCGGCAAGCCAATAACAACAATTGCACACCAAGCTGATAGCATTGCGAGCGTTATATTTTTAGCAGGAGATACCCGTAAGGTAATGAAGTCGGCAAAGCCTCTTATACACTTCCCTTTTATCGAAAATCTTTTTGTTGAATATGCGACTGCTGATGTAATAGAGGGTATTCACAAGGGCGTTAAAGAGGTGCAAAACCAAATCTTAAAAGTATACAAAGAGCGTACAAACGCAAGTGCTGAAAGCCTATCTATAATCATGGACAAGAACGAAAGCATTACAGCTGATATGTTTCATGCTTTAGGATTTGCACACGAAGTAATCGAAGATACAGCGCAAGTAAGTAACTATCGTTTATGCGCAAAGTTGACAAACGACAACAGTTTAACAATTGATAAAATGGACAAAAAACAAAAACAATCTTTACTAAGTAAAATTGAAAACTTGGTAAAGAATTTAGCAGGCAGCGTTAAAAACATGATGTTGCAACTTGCTGATGGTTCAGCAAATTTATACTTTAAAACCGAAGCTGAAGATATTGCAGTAGGTGACGAAGTGTATTTAGACGAAGCCTTTACAACTCCTGCACCAGAAGGCGAACACATGATTGAAGGCAATCGTACTATCGTAGTTGCAGTTGATGAAAATGGAATTGCCACTATTGCTGAAATCAAAACAGAGGCAGACGATGCTGCAGCAAAGAAAGATGAAGAGATTGAGAACTTGAAAAAAGAACTTGAAAACTCTAAAAATCTTTTATCAGCAGCCGAAGCAGAGAAAGCAACCTTAGTAAACGAAAACACAGAGTTGAAAAACAAAGTAACAGCGTTTAATGAAGCCAAAGCCAAAGCCGATGCAAGCAGCGCGAAAATTAAAACTGAGTTAGAAGAGTTAAAAGCAATGGTATTAAATCATAATGATGACAACAACAAAAAGCCTAACTTGTCTAAAGCAGCGCAAGAACTTGAGCATAGACGTAAGTTAAGAGCATTACAACAACGATAATGGCAAGGAGAAACGAAGTTAAGCCCAATGTTTACAAGGTAAAAGAAGGCGTTGAATTATACCCTTATGGTTTGCATTGCGAGCCTATCAAAGGCGAAGTTTCAGAGGAGATTTATTTATTCCTTATCGAAACTGGCAAAGCCAAAGAGGAAGATTTTGAACAATAAAAAACAACAACAATAAAAAACAACAACAATAAATGAAAAAATCAATTTTATCATTACTCGTGGCCTTCATGGTGTCGGCCATTGTAGGATTAGCAATTAGCGGCTTTACTGGTGCTGATGCTAAGTTCACGGTAGGCAGTATGTTTGCATTAACTATTGCTGCATCATTGGCAATGCCAAGGCAATTAACCAACATTGTAAGAGGTGTTACTTACTCACCTGCTGAGTTTACAGGGTCGTTTTATGAGGAAATCTTTAACGAGATTTTGTACATGAACAAAACAGTTGAGCGTGGTTTAGTGCGTTTAATTGACAATGTAAATACTGAAACTGTTTTAACTGAAAGCAATGTAACACGTACAACACAGGCTTATAAAGCCTCACCAGCTAACGCTGATGCAGCAGGTAGTTTAGCGTTTGCCGATAAGATTTTACGACCTTATCAATTCATGATTTATGATGAGTTCACTCCTAACACTATTATATTCTCACGTATGGGTAAACCAAACGGTGGTAACACCTCATTCCCTAAAATTAGTGATGAATACCAACGCCAAATATTAGCGCGTTACGGTGCGGCCGAAGCCGAATTAATGGAATCAAGATTTTGGAACGCGGCAACAACGGCAACCAAAACAGCAGTTGCTGCACTAACTCCTGGTGTTGGTCAAAACGCAGTTGGTACAGCAGAGCAAACATACGTAGCAGCCGCCCCAACTGATTTAATAGATGGTATTTTAACGAAGTTGATTTTATCATATAGTGTAACTAAACGTAGGATTAAAGTTGCAGGCACTACCATCACCGCATCAAACATTGCTGATGAATATGCAAAGGTTTATGCAGCAATTTTACCTAAGTTGTTGCAACCTAATTATGCAGGTTCAGTAAGAATTTTTGCACCGCATAATCACTTGCAGTTAATAAATACCTTTAACACTAATGCTACTTATCGCGACCTATTCCAAGTAAGCGGTGGTAACTATTTTTATAACGGTGTAATGATTGAATTTGTGCCACTTCCAAACAACGCAATGATTGCAGGTATAGGTACTGATTTGGTTTGGGGTTGCGATATTACTGATGCAAGTTCAAGTGTTAAGATTGACTTCTTAGCTAACAACAGCGAAGATATGTTTATCAAAGCACCATATACTCAAGAAAGCGCATTTGTGCAAGCACAACAATTTGTAGTTTACGTTGGTTAATAATATAAACAATGGATAGCTGTTACACACTTACAAACTTAGCCGCATCTTGTGATGCGGTTAAGAAAGTAGGTGGTGTTAAGTCGAGATTTTGGATAGGCCAAAAACCAGATTTAGCAACACTTACTTTTGGCACTAACGGAGAGGTGCTAACTATGACATTAAAGGCAGGTAAAAAGTTAGGCAAATTTGATGGTATGCAATTTAAAAATACTGCATCAACCGAAACAGTGCCTAACGAAACTCGCAATATGTTTAACCAAACATTTACAGGTGTTCTATTCTACAAAACACAAGCAGAACTTGAGGCAATTGAAAAGCTATTGATTAGCGACAGGTTGTTTGTGTTGTATGAAACAGAAGCTGGACAAATAAAGGTTAAAGGGATTGACCAAAACCCATTTAACGCGGCAGACTTAGGTGCAAATCGCGGCATGAACATTACCGCTGGTAGCGGTGGTGACGGAACTGTGTTAGCTGATAGTACTGGCGTAACTGTTACAATGGTTGGTGAGATGTATAACTTTGATAAACTTTATAAACCAGCAACAGCTATTGCAACAGTTATTGCAGAGCTTGATGCCTTAAGCGTTTAATAATATGGATAGTTGCTATAATTTAGCAAATCTTGAAGCGACATGTGATGCCACCAAAAAAGTTGGTGGCGTTACTGCTCGCGTTTGGATTGGTGCAAAAAATACATTGTTAAATGATGGTAATAACCCTCATTACTTTGAGTACGGTAATACGTACACATTGGGCGATAATGTTTGGAGCTTATTGATTGATGAAATAGGAAGTCCGATAGTTGGTACAGAGCTTGCGTATTTTGAAGGAGTACGTTTTAAAAACAACGGTAATTTTGAAGTAACACCGGGTGAAAACGTAAACACGTTTACACAAACTTTAAACCTTGTTTTGTTTCATTATTCGCAAGCTAATATCAAAAAGTTAGAGCAACTATTAATCACTAACAATTTGGTAGCTTTTGTTCAAACAGAGGCAGGTCAAATTAAATGCTATGGTATTGATAAACTACTAAACAATACAATACGTGACACAGAAGGATTGTCACCCATTGCAGGAACTGGTGCAGATATAGTTGAATTACAAGGTGAAGTCGGTGTACAAATACAACTTCAAGCAACGTTGCTAAATATGCCTATTATAATTGATGGGTACTATTTCAAAAACGAGATTGAAGAATACATTACCGGGACTGAAAACATTGTAAACTTATTGAACTCAATGAGTGCTAATAATGCTTAACGGATTTTACAATACCGATAAGACTTGGATAGTTGAGAAAAACAAAGAAATATTTGGAATTGATGTTTGCCCAACGTGTCACGGCCAATTAGTCGAGGCTTATAATCGACTAAACACATATTACCGCAATAAAGAACTTATGGCAAAGAAGAAAGAAATTAAAACAGAAGATAGCGTTTACAAATTAAAACCTGAATTTGTAGGGGCAACTTATAGCAATGGTAAAATGTATATCCGTTTGGAAGACGTGCCAGTTGATGAAGTAGAAATTTATTTTACGGCCAAAGAAATAGCGGAATATTTTGAGAAATAAAATCGTTTCAAAAGTATTTGATGTGTTTAATAGGTTGCCTATAATCAAACAAAATAAGGCAACCACTATCTATGATAACACATTGTTTAAGGAGTTGTTAGAGGCTTGCTTAAACAGCGGTACTGCACGTATTTGTATAGAGCGTAGAGCTTCATATATTTATGGAACTGGTTTTATTGATGAAAACGTAGCCAATAAAATGGCCAATGCGAAACAAACATTTAACAAGTTATTGGCAACCGAAAGCCAAAATGTTGCATTGTATAAGACCGTTTGTTTGCGCGTGTTTGTTGATGGTGGTGGAATACCTACACATGTTTACTCTTTGCAAGTTGATAAGATTAAGCGAGGTGATGGCGTGTTTGTTTACAACCCAACATTAAACACTCCACAATTTGACCGAACGAAAGATATTGAATTAAATGAGTTCGACCCTTCATTAACCAATGCACAACGCAAAGAAATATTAAAGTCAGAGTATAAAAAACACGGTAAACAAATCGGTACTGTTCTATATTTATTCAACGCAAGTATAGGCCAAAGTGTTTATTGCGTACCGCCTGCATATAGTGGTATTGAAGATATATTAGCAGACCATGAGCTATCGAGTTATGATTTGGAAAATCTGGAAAATGGATTTTTACCAAGTGCAATAATGACCATTATTGGCGAAACTGACGATACTATTAAAGACGAAAGTGGGTTGACCGATGCCGATAAATTAAGGGGTAAGCTCGAAAAGTTCACTGCAAAAAAACAAGGCCGAGCAAGGTTGCTTGTGATGAACTCACCAACGAAGGAAGGTATACCGAACTTGCAACAACTTGATACCGGGAAAGTGTTGGATGGTTTGGAAAAAATCACTGATAGAGTAGGCCGTAAAGTTTGCCGTTTGTTTGAAGTTCCTCCGGTGTTGGCAGGTTTTGAAGATGCAAGTATTTTAGGTTCAAATCAAACTTTTAAAAACGCTTTAACAATACTTCAACATTCAGTCGAGAAAGACCAAATGTTAATCCGTGAAGCGTTACAAATGGTATTACCGGATATGAATTTTGAAATCGGAAAGTTAACGTTGATTGACTACATACCAAGTGAAGTATTGGCCAAATTAACGGATGATGAATTGCGTGAGTTAGGTGGTTATGCGCCAATACCAAAAGAAGGAACAACCGAAAGTCAAAGAGTAATTGATACGTTAAACAGCATGTCTCCATTAGTAGCTAATAAGATACTTGAGGCGTTAAGTGAGCAGCAATTATTAGACTTAATCGGATTGAAAAAACAAACAGCAACGGAATTACCACCGGAAGGAGGCCAAACACAATGATAAACATAATCAAAAAGCAAGATTTGGCAATAGTACCGCGATGGACTGACAATATAAAAGATGAGTGGATTAATCCGTTCATAACGCAGTCGTGTGAGTTGGATTTTTACGATACACTTTCGCAAACATTATATGATGCAATAGCTAATTTAGTGGTTGATATATTGGCAGGTACTCAAGGTTTACCTTGGGTTGATGGTTCATATTCAATTGACGATATAGTGACTTACAACGGTGTTTATTACATTGTAAATTCACCTGTAACAGTTGGAGAAAATCCACCAACAACAAATAATAAGTACACCGTATCTGAACTGCTAAATTTTTGGGCTAATTTCGTTAAACCTTTCTTGGTTTACTCGTGCTATAAACGCTTTTTATTGTGGCACGGGAAGCACATTAGTATGGGCGGAGTAAGAAAACACAACGACCCAACTTCATTTGAAGTAAACGCTGATGAACTTACTTATTTGCTTGCAGATTTGAGGCAAATAGTTTCGGTAAAACAAAGCAAGATGTATCAACAATTAAAGCAAGTTGATTACACATTTGACGGTGTTAAGTATTTGACAAACGACAACGTTAAAAAACCAAACAAAGGGCTAAATATATTCGCAGTATGACGTATAACCAAGTAGTAACAATGATAGGCCAAATAGCCAACGCCATAAACAGCAATGGAATATTTCTGCACGGCCGCACCTATGATACTACATTAGGTTATGATAAGGTTTATCCACAAATACAACTATTCCCATTTTCGCAAAGCCCTGAAAGTTCGAATGAGAATATAATTCGAACCACTTGTTTAATCGGTTTTTTTCAGGTTGATAGCCACGAAAACAATCTAACACAAAGGCAGGCTATTATTGCTGGAATGGATGATTTGGCAAGAGCCTTTGAGGATGCTTTTAGGTTACGAAAAATACAAATCATTTCATTAAGGCGCGAGCCTCAATACTTGGTACAGATGGGTGTTGTTTCTGGTATTGCAATGGAAGTTGTTTTTCAATCAGGTAGGGGGTGTTAAACATTAACAAAAATAAAATTTAAATATATGAGCGGAAGCCAAAACGACATCTTACAAGGTGGACACAAAATAGGAAAGTTTGTAAATTCAAGTAAGCCAATTTCAGGCGGCACTTATTCAATATTTGTAGTGCAAGAAGATTGCGTTATTACAAGTATGACTGATGTAAATGATGCAGACGTAAAAGCACAATGGAATATCGGAAGTGAAACAATAAAAGCCGGGTCGATAATATTTGCACACAACCAACTTGGTATTAAAACAGTAGTATTAACAAGTGGTAGCGGTTTTGTTTTAGGAGAAAAAAAATAATTAAACGCGTATGAAAATATACGGTTATGGTTATGGTAACGCATTTGCCAAAAGACCAAGCAGCGGAGGCGCATCGTTACCAGTTAACACGGTAGCACCTGTTGTAAGTGGTACGGCAGTGGTTGGACAAAGTCTGACCACAACTGACGGTACATGGACGGGGACACCATCACCAACATTTAGTTACCAATGGTACAGAGGTGCAACACCTATAAGTGGTGCTACGAGTACAACGTACACACTTGTACAAGCAGATGCAGGCAACACCTCAAACATGAAGTGTGTAGTAACAGCTACTAACGGAGCAGGTTCAGCAAGCGCAGATAGTAATACGGTGGCAAGGGTGTTAGATGCTTTAGCTAATGCTTATTTAACAGGTTTGGTTTCAAATGATACTGAGAAAAATGCAGTTAATCAGCTATACATTAGTTTACGTGCTAATAACTACCATACAGAGGCAGATTGTATACAGATATACGCAAATTTCTCAAGTGATGCGCAACTTAAAAGTATAGTCGGAGCAAATCCAACTTTGGTAAACTCACCTACATTTAGTAGGGCAGCTGGCTCAGTACAAACAGGAACATCATATATTAACACAAACTTTGTACAAACCGTTTCAACTAAGTTTACAAGGCTAAGTAATTCTTTAGGGTACTCAGTTTCAAATAAAAATACAACTCAAGCAGGAGGTTGTGGATTTATAAATGGCAATTTTACTTTTATTATATTAAATAATACAGCAGGTGTGGCTTTTGCAAACTATTCTAATACGCAGGGCAGTTCAGCCTTTGTAAGGACAATATCGAATAAAAATTACGGTACAAAAAGAACGGTGTCAACGGACAGATTAGCCTACCAAGACGGTGTTACAAATAGTGCCGCAATTACCGCAGTAAATAGTGCGTTTAACACTCAACCAATGTTTGCAGGTGCTATTAATAACAATGGTACTGCAATTACAATATCTGAGGCTGGCTCTATAGTTTGTGCTTTTTGGGTGGGTAGTTCAAACATTGACTTTGATACAATGTATAATATTATTGATACTTATATTTCATCTTTATAATGCAAGTTTACGTAATACCACAAGATAAACTAAACGAGTGGAGAAGTGCAACATTTCAGCCAATCGAAGATGCACACGGTAACTATGTAGTTGCAGTTGATGCAGATTATAGTGACTTCCCGAAAAAAGAAGATTTAGCCCAATGCGAAATCATTACTTATGTACCTAAAGAAATGATAATATGAACATAACACTATTAATAATATGCAATGCTATAAATACGACACACTACAAGACGTAGATAATGCAGTAGAGGCGTTGAATACCTATCATGGATTACCCGTTAATGGTGGAGAAACGCAATTCAGTAGAAGCAGCTTTACACTTCATGCAGACGGTTATTATTACATAGGCTATGATAACGAATGGACGGCAATATTAGGAACACCAACAACAATAGAATTAGAGCAAGAATAATGAACACAACAGACAACGATACAGCAATACTA